ATGGGACTGGATGACCGTGAATGGATGCGCCGCGAAAGTAGCGAGCGTCAACGAGAGGGAAGGGCTCGAAAGCGTCCCAGGACTTTCCGTTGGAACGCTCTGCACTTGCTTGGCGGCATGGTGCTCCTTGCGGTTCTCGCTCTTACTTGGCCATCGCTCCGATCACTTGTAGATCGACTGTTGGCTTCCGAGCCCGTCGAAGAAAGTATTCCGATCGCCGAAGACCCTCGGACTCTTCCGGCACCTCCTCCTGAAGTGGCCCATCGCCAAACTGCCCCAGAAGCCTCCAGCCGACGCACACTGCGCGATTGCCTGCATGGCCGTAATGCCATTGATGAAGAAGTGATTCGTTGCCAAAACGGTGGCGAGCTACCGCGGGCCCGCGCTTCGCAGAAGCCTGCTGAGCCTCAAGGCATGGTTTCCCAAGAATACTTAGCGCGGTTTCAGGCTGAGCGGGATCGGCGGATAGCTCGGCAGGGTAGAACTCAAAATCACACCCAGGAGCGCAATTCGCAGTGGATAAAGAGCTGGGATGGCGGAAGCAGCTATCTGGCTGAGTGGGTTGCTATTAACAACGTTATTGATGGCGGCTCTGTCTGCCGGAACCAAGGCTGGGGTTCCGTTGAGTATCGTGAGTGCCGAAAAGGAGCCAAGGTGCATTTTCGTGAGCAATGCCGCGCTTGGACTGCTCGTGCTGGCAAAGATCGCTCGGATTGGAGCTACCAGATGAAGGAGCGATATTGCACCGCTGAAAGCTCATTTAGCCCGATGGGGTGATTTCTCAAATAGAGCACCATATTTCGGGTCTTTTGGACTGGCGCGTTTATGCGTCGATAGGGACAGCAGAGCTTCTAGGCTATGCCGGATGCTGCGGCTCCTCCCTGTTGGCATACCGCTGGGTGTTTTTGAACCTGTCGAAGCCATTTTCTGCGGTAAATGGCCACCTGCAGTGCTCTCCCCAGACAACTATTTCGATGAGCAGTTCACCTTATCTCTGCTGCGCAAATCAACTTTTGTGCTCGTCTTAGCCCTTCTCATCGTGAGGGTATAGTGGCTATAAGCCATGGTAAAGGATTGCCGTTGTTCCCAAATTGGGAATTTTTGTTGACTGTTCAGTCGTGACGGCGTAATTTGATCCCAAATTGGGAATTTAAGCTATGCATCTGCTGGGAAGAGACAAGCTCGGGCCGCTTAAGGGGCGTGACAAGGGACTAGATAAATGGATTGTCAGCTGGGTTTCAGAAGTGATTCACGCATCGTGGAACGATTCTGCCGATTTGCTGGCCCAATTTCCGAAGGCGCAACAGATCGCGTCTGGGATTTTTAGATTTTGTGTCGTGACGGGAAACTACATGATTGAGGTGCGCGTAGCGTTTCCTCAACGAGTGGCGTTGATTACGACGTTGATAACTATAGAAGAAAGCAATGGACACTAAGGTCATACGAACAGAGGAACAGCATTCGGCTTACCTCGAAGAGATTGGCAGGCTAATAGAGTTAGAGCCTGCTCCAGGATCTCTAGAAAGTGATCGTCTTGAATTGCTTACTGTGCTAGTGGAAGCATACGAAGATAAGAAGCATCCAGTAGAGGCTCCTGATCCGATCGATGCAATTCTATTTAGGATGCAGGAAAAAGGTTATAAACAAGCTGATTTGATTCCTTATTTTGGTACTAGAAGTAGAGTGTCTGAGGTTTTAGGAAGAAAGCGGCCTCTGACAGTTCCAATGATTAGGGCTTTGGCGGTTGGGCTTGGGATTTCTGCTGAGACTCTAGTTGGTGTCTCAGTGCCGGAAAATTCTTCCTCTAAAGAGGACGTTGATTGGACTAAGTTTCCAGTCAAAGAAATGGTTGCGAGAGGTTGGATTCAAAAAATTGTTGGAAAAGCTACGCGAACTACCGAGGAAACGGTAAGGGACTTTATTTCCCAGATTGGCTGGGGTGTTGGAGGGGCCGCATTTAAACGAGCGCCGCTGGGGGATGCATATTCACCGGCAACAAAATACGCCCTCTATGCATGGCTGGTTCGAGTCATTCAGAAGGCAAGGGAAAAAAAAGGTCGCGTAGGTGTTTTTGATGAACGTACGCTATCTAGTTCGTTTTTGCGCGATCTGGCCCAGTTGAGTTGGTCGGAGCATGGACCTGTCTTGGCTGTAGAGTTTTTAGAGAAAAATGGAATTGTGGTAGTGGTAGAGCCGCATTTAAAAGGGACCATGCTGGACGGAGCATCATTGAAGGATGCTGATGGAACACCGGTTGTTGCGTTGACTTTGAGACATGACCGTTTAGATAATTTCTGGTTCACTCTTCTTCATGAAGTTGCCCATATTTGGAAACATATTGGAAGAGAAGAGACGTTTTTAGATGACCTAGACGCTTCGTCTGATGATGGTCGGGAGGCCGAGGCTAATAGGTTGGCACGAGAAGCTTTTATTCCTAGGGTTTCTTGGAAGAGAAGCGAGGTTTCGCTGTCGCCAACTCGAGAAAATATTGACAAATTGTCTCGAGAGCTAAGAATTCATCCTTCTATTATTGTTGGAAGAATTCAAAGGGAAAGTGAAAATTATCAGATTTTTACGGATATGCTTGGGCGCGGTGAAGTGAGGAAGCTATTTCTAGATACTCCTGAGGGTGTATAAATGAGCGCGAGATACATTCCGATTCTGAAAGCGAAGGAAGGGGAACTGAGAGCGGTGTCTTTGCTTTCGGATAGAGCGTTGAGAGCTATACAGCCGTGGTTTGATGTGCCTCCGCTTAGTGATAAACGTCGGATGGAATTGCTGGAGCGGCATTCTCCTCCTGTGGAGTCATTCCTTAATTCCATCACGTTTGAGATGTCGCGAGCGTGTAAAGGTCGGTCTGTATACTTGGATTTACCTCGTTGGGCTACCAATGCACAAACAGAGGGTGGTGAGCACGTTATTCCTTTTATGAGGAATCAGCTCGAGTCTATGGGGGTAAAGGTAAGTCCAGTAGTTGATATAGTACGCTGGGACGACCCGGTCTATGTCAACGCGTTGCAGGGTATGCGGTTAGAGTCTGGGCGAGAGTTCATTGTTCGTTTCCCAATTGATCGCGATACGATAGAGGAGATGTCTGAGGAAGATGTTTTCTTCGCAAGATTGGAGGAGATTTGCGATGTGCTTGCCCTAGACCCGGGGCTAACTCGGATCATGGTTGATTTCGGAGATTTGTCTTCGCAGCGACATACAGTCCCAGCTACTCTCGAAGTTGCCGGAAAGGCTATTCCTCTTCTTCGTCGTGCGGGATTTATTGATATAAGTGTTTCTGGTTGCTCGTTGCCCGCTTTTATTTCAGATGCTGTAAAAGAACAGAATTCAACGGGCTTAGTGCTCCGTAAAGAAATGTTGGTATGGCGAGACTTGGTTTTGAATGAGGTCGGTCCGAGAGCAGTTGTTTTCTCCGATTACGGGATTCGCGGGCCTAATTCGAATGACGTTGGGGGCCCTTCAAGTACCAACGGAAAGATTAGGTATACAATCGAAAAGGAATACTTTATAGCTCGAGGATATCCTATCAAGGAAGGCTTGAAAGGCGCTCAGTACTATGATCTTGCTCAAACTATTATTGATTCTGGCCACTATATGCCTGGCCTTAGTTGGGGGGATGCGCAGATTCTGAGATGCAGTCATGGGGAAATAAAAGGGAATTCTTCTGACTGGATTGCCTTTGATACAAACCATCATATTGAGGCTGTGGCTCTAGAGGTTCTTGAGTTTGAAAGTAAAGTTGCCGCGCGGAAAGTTCGTGAGGCTGTGCGGTAAACTAATGGAAAGGGGTGAACGGATTCACCCGAATGCTCACCAAGTTTTCTCGCGAGTTCCTTCTGTGCACTCCTTCACGTCATCATCAATGACGTTGTCGGGCTTTATGCACTCCCTCATGGGTCTGCGCACGCCTCTATAGGCTTCTCTGTCGCGTTGAGCCTGCATCGTAAGGTTTCGCCTGGCCCCTTCCGCTAGTGGTCCTTTACCACCGGCAAGGCTTTGCATGATGCTTTTCTGGAGGTAGTCCGCAGGGATTTCGATGATGGGTTTCATCGCCTCGGCGGCTTCGGCTAGGGCGGTTTTCTCTTCAGCGGATGCGAGGGTGGTGCAGCTCAGGATGGCAAGGCTGGTCAGTATGGTTTTCATCTGATTCACGTCCTTGTAGCTGTAGGTTGATTGGGCCTAGCAAATAGGGGCTTAGCCAGACCATATGCCCGTGGCATCCAGCGTCAATCGGAAAAGACTGAAGTTCGGAAAGCGGCGCCTATTCCCTGGTCATGCGCTTCACCGTCTTACTAGCTGTGGCAGGCGTGGCCTGTGTTTCTGCTTCATTCCTTCCTGGCGGATTTCTCTCGGGCGTACCAGCGCCTAGCTACCGTCTGAGTAATCTCTATCCCGCGTCGTGTCCGGCCAAGTTTCGATCAGCTTCGTCATACTCCGGGCTTCGGTGCCCATTCTCGGGTTCTGTCCGTCCCGATATCAGCCAAAGCGCGTAATGAGGATATGCGTCCGCCAAGATGCCGACTTCCTCAGTACTAATCCTGATCTTGCCGCTACTGATATTTCTCCAGCGATCGTAGTTCTTCCCGCCAAGCTCACTGAGGTGCTTAGGACCAAGCGTTCGGATCAGTTGAAGCGCTCTATTTCTTACAGAATCCATCGACTTTTCTCACGGAGAGTAACCTTTACGCACGCAATTTGCGGGGGTAGCCTTTACTCATGCGTAAATTTTACTCCAGCTAAGCGCTGGGAACGTCCGGCCCGATTATAGGGAGTTCGTATGGAAGATTCTGGAATAGTGGGGTTCACGGTCACGGGAGCTGTCGAAAAGGTTACTGACTTCCGAACTGCGCCGTTCTGCTCCCAAGCGGTATTCGCCCAGATGCTGGGCCTTGAGGACATCACGGAAGACGTGGTGCGCGGTTGGGTCGAAACCCGGACCGTGCCGACCGCCAAGATTGGCCGCCGCCGCGTCATCAACCTCCACAAAATCCGCCGCGACCTCGACAAGGGCAAGTCGATCTTCTGCCAGGGGGATTACGACGATGAGTAATCGCTATCTGGTGGAGATGTGCACCTTCCATGGCCTTACCCGCCGTCGTCGCTGGCACCGCGTGCATCAGGGCACCTCGCGCGCCGAATGCGAGCAGTGGATCAACGAAACCGTCGCCGGCTTCCCCTCAGAAGCCGAAGCCCCTCGCTCCTGGAGCCTGACCCGTGAACGCGCCTTGCAGGCCTACCGAGTGCGCGGGGTGAGGGCATGAGCCATGAACCTCTTCAATGCCTACCTGGGCAAGCCCCACTCTTCGGGCTGCGACTGCTCTGTCTGCGCCGCGAACCGGATCCTGCAAACCCCTTCGCCCCTGGATCACTCCAGCCCGTCCACACGATGCACCCAGTGCCGCCCTACGCGAGTATTCACGGTCGTTGGGATCATGAGTCGAGTCTCCGGTGCCTGGAGGCTGGTTTCGAGTACCTATCGTGTGGAGCGGGGATATACCTGCGACAAACACACGCCCGCGCGCCGTCCGCCGCAGTACTGGCACGTTGTCTACGACAGCGGCAGGCCCACGCCCTTCGTGCCCATTCACCAGCCATTCGAGTGGGAGGGCTGAACCATGTCCACTAGGTTCATCGCATACCTGATCGTCCGCCTCGCCTTCATCGCCGTCGCGCTGCTGGTGAGCCGATACCCCGCTCGCCACATCCGCCCCACCTGGGCCAATCAGGTCAGGGGCCGCCGCACCGGCTTGTCCGAACACGCTCTACCGTTCGGACAAACGGAGCGCCGGGCGAAGCGCACCCTTGACCGCGCTCCCCCCTGAACAGCCTCAGCTCGGGAGGGTGGGGTAGCTCCACCACCCCGCGCTCCTGAGCCCTCGGCGGCGAGAGCGGGATGGTAAGGGCAGCGCCCTTACGACGTTGATCTTCGCTCCCACCACGCACCACACCCCAAACCACGGCACCACCCCACCCGCTGAATGACGGCCACCAACGCGCCCAAATTGCAGCAGCGGGCCAACTCATGCCCGAAAAAGGCAAAGGAGCTTCACATGAACATGTTTGCCACCACCGGCGGCGTAGTCGAACTCTGGGTCACCAAGACCGACACCTACACCTCCACCAAGACCGGCGAAATCTACGCCAGCGTTCAGGCCATTTCCCCAATCCCCGAAGGCGCTCGCGGCAACGCCAAGGGCTTCGAGATCAGCGAATACAACATCGAGCCGAGCCTGCTCGACGGCATCGTCTTCCAGGGCCAGCCGCTGCTGTGCAAGTTCGGCAGCGTCGTCCGCCCGACACAGGACCGCTTCGGCCGCACCACCAATACCCAGGTGCTGACCGAGCTCCTGAGCGTGGGCAAGGACGCCACCACGCAACCCCGCCAGCCCTCTGTACAGCAGCCCACCCAACGTCCGACTCAGCCGCAGCCCACCAGCGACAAGCCTGCCGCTGACAAGCCCGGCGAGCAGCCGAAGAACTGACCGGGAGACGGGCACATGAACGTGGACGGCTACCTCTTCTGTGATCGCTGCGGCAGCGCCATCGGCCACCTGTGGAACGAACCGGCAGTCGCCCCCGCTCTGCTGCCCGAACCCACCCGCCACATCTGCCCGGACTGCCTGGAGCTGACCGAGCTGAACGACGTGGAGGACGAGTGAATGGGCGTTGTTGCCGTACAGGTCTGCAGCAGTTGGGAGTCCACTGCGGACGGCCTGATGCGTTGCCAGCAGTTCGAATGGCAACAGGCCTACCTGATACCGCCCGAGGCCGCCGGAGCAGTAGAGCTCCTGGCCAATGGCGGGTTCTCCCTGGAGGCCTTCAGCGTGGGTGCTGCAGGCGTCCTGGGAGCCTTCGTGACGGGCCTGCTGACGGGCTGGGTCGCGTCACTTCTCCGTAAAGCCCGATAGAGAGGAACTACCTATGAACGCACTGCAAACCATCAACCCGGTCACCGCCTTCCGCAACCTGTGCATCGCCGGCGCCGTGACTGTTGCCACCTCCGTTCCGGCCTGGGCCAAGGTCATCGATATCTCCAGCGTCGAAACCGCCATCTCCGAAGGCAAGGAAGACATGTCCAGCATCGGCGGCTACATCGTCGGCGCCCTGGTCATCCTCGCCTGCGCAGGCCTGATCTACAGCATGTTGCGCAAGGCGTAAGCGGTGCTGTGGTCGGTGTGGTTGGGGGCGTTCTTCGCCGGCGCCTTCATCACCGGGTACCGCTGCGGCGAATTCTTCTGACGCGCTGACACGACAGCGGAAGCCCCCACGGTGCGCCGTTGGGGGCTTTTTTTGGCCTGGAGATTTCCAATGGTGAGGCAATGGGTGTGGCTGCTGGTGGTGCTGTTTGTGGGGCAGGCGGGGGCGGAGGATTACAACTGGGACGATGGCAGGACGCGTACCGGCTACAAGACGGCGATGGAGGCTTGCTATCTCGGGCCAGTAGTTGATGGCGGCAACCAGGAAATGTACGAGTTCGTCATGAACCCGTCTGGTACCTCCGGTTACTGCAAATGGAGATGGCGGGACAGTGGCGTACACGTTGGCATTATCAACTTCAGGCGACATGGCGACTCATGCTCCGGTGGCCGTGTTTACAGTGAAACCATCTATGGCTGCGCCTGCCCCGAAGGCCAGGAGCAGGACGCTACCGGCCTGTGCGTCGCACCGCCCTCCTGCGACAGCGGCCTGCAACTGCTGACCCGCGGCGCCGACTCTCCCGTCACCACCGTCTCCGGCCGCGTCCTCGTCCTCAGTACCCCGCCCTCCAGCGTCTGCAGCGCGAGTTGCCTGTACATCTCCACCAGCAGCAAGGCCGCCTCCTGCTACCTCCTCAGCGGATCCGCCGACACCGGCTTCTGCAACTACACGATGGCCAGCAACGGCGAACGCTGCAGCAGCGAAGACGCCCCCGGCCCGGACGTCGGCGATCCCCCAAACCCCGACGACACCCCCGATACCCCGTCGCCGCCATCGGACCCCGACGACCCCGGCTGCCCCGCCGGCCAGGCATGGGATGGCGGCGCCTGCACGAAAGACCCGGCCGACGATGAGGGCGGTGACGACGGCGAGGACGACGATACCCCAGGTGAACCCTGCGACATCGAGGGCGACTGCTGGGATGACGACGACAGCGGTGGCGGCTCGGGAAGCGGCTCCGGTAGCGGATCAGGCAGCGGCAGTGGCGACGGCGAAGGAGATGACGACGGCGAAGGCGAGGGCGAATGCGACCCGCGCAAAGGCTACCTCTGCGGCGGCGGCGAAGGCCCCGAGTCCGGCCTGAACGCCCCCGAGTCCGGCAGCTGGGACAAGGCCAACGAAGAGTGGGACCAGCGCCTGGAAGAGGCCAAGAAAGAACTCAAGGACAAGGTGAAGGCCAACGTCGATCAGATGAAAAGCGCCTTCGACCTCAACCTCTCCGCCGGCGGCGGCCAGCTGCCCTGCGACTCCATCAGCGTCTGGGGCAAGTCCTACCGCTTCTGCGTCGCCGACTACGGCGAACAGCTCATCAACCTCCGGCTCGCGCTGCTGCTCATGGCCTCCGTCATCGCCGCCCTCATCGTCCTCAAGGAGTGACCTCATGGAATGGCTATCAGGCTTCCTCGATCAGATCATCGGCTTCTTCCAGTGGATCTGGAACTTCTTCGCCCAGGGCGTCTACGACTTCGTCAAGGACGGCCTTGTCGTCGCCACCAAGGCCGCGATGTACAGCGCCCTGCAGACCTTCCTCCTGCTCATCGACGTCAGTTTCACCGTCGCCAACGACCTCATCGAAAGCCTCGGTGTCGGCCAGCTGGTGCGCTCGATGTACGGCGCACTACCGGCCCCCATCGTCTCCGCGCTGACGTTCTTCGGCGTCCCGCAGGCCCTCAACATCATCTTCGTCGCGGCCGTCACGCGCTTCTGCATGCGCTTCGTGCCCTTCATCGGGAGGTGACCCATGTCCATCAAGATCCACCACGGCCCCAACGGCTCCTACAAGACCTCCGGCGCCATTCAGGACGACGCCGTCCCGGCCCTGCAGGAAGGCCGCGTCATCATCACCAACGTCCGCGGCTTCACCCTGGAGCGCGCCTACGACGTCTTCCCCGAGCTGCCGGCCAGCGCCGAGATCATCAACCTCGATCTCGAATCCCTCGCCGACCTCGACAAAATGCGCAGCTGGTTCCAGTGGGCGCCGCGGGGCGCCTTTCTGATCTTCGACGAAACCCAGCTGCTGTTCCCCAAATCCTGGCGGGAAAAGGACCTGGAAAAATTCGACTACCCCGGCGGCCCCGAAGCCGCCCACGCCGCCGACCGCCCCATGGGCTGGCTCGACGCCTGGACCCGGCACCGCCACTTCAACTGGGACATCGTCCTCACCACCCCCAACATCAGCTACATCCGCGACGACATCCGCATGACCTGCGAGATGGCCTACAAGCACTCCAACCTCGCAGTGATCGGCATCCCCGGCCGCTACAAGGAGGCTCAGCATGACGCCCAGCTCAACCGACCACCCGCCGACGGCACCATCGTCGAATACAAGCGAATCAAGAAACAGACCTTCGCCCTCTACCAGTCCACCGCCACCGGCAAGACCCAGGACACCAAAGCCGGCAAGAGCCTGCTCCGGTCCCCTAAGCTGGTTTTTCTACTGGCACTGCTGGCCTGCACTATTGGCTTTGTCAGCTATATGGGACCTCTCAAGGTCGTCGGCGGGCATGCTGCTCAAGCCCCTGCCGCGTCTGCTGCTGCGACTGCTCCGGGCAGTCCTGCGGCCCCTGCTCAAGCCGCTGCTGTGGCTGCTTCGACGCGTCCTCCTGCGCCTGGGACTGTTCCTGCTCAGCCTCTACCTGGTCGGCCAGCTGATCCGCCTCCTGATCTGAATCCGCACCCCTTCGCCGGCCGCTCCATCACCATCACCGCCCACCTCTACAGCAAGAAGAAAGGCGACCAGTACATGTTCGCCCTGGTCGACCTCGATGGCCGCCGGCTCGACCTCACCAGCTGGGAACTGATCGGCTCCGGCTACGCCGTCCGCAGCAAGGGCGCCTGCATCGCCGAGCTGATGTACGAGCGCTGGAAGCAGACCGTTACCTGCGCTGGAGCTGCGGCCAGACCAACGACCTCCAACGCCCCGCTTACCGCTGCGATATCTCCCGCCAGCAGTCCACCAACGCCTCCTCAACAGGTGGTCGTGGTACCCGACAGCGAATACGCCTCACGGCCCTGGAGGAAGCAATGAACATCCCCGGACTGATCAATGCCCTCGGACTGCTCGTACTCGCCTTTGCGCTCGGATTCTTCAGCGCGTTGCAGCTGGTTCAGCCGATGGCGGCGTTTCCCTTTTGAATTGGCGAGCCGCGCCGCCGGCCGAGAGCGTAAGGCACGAGCGGTAGGCCGGCGGCGCGGCCGACGACCCTGTAACACGTCGGATAGCTAACGAGTAAGCACCTCAATAAACCTCATTGAAGGTACGAAAGAATGAAAAAGGCAGTTCACCCCCTCCGCCTGATCCTCAAGGAGAACGGGGATTTTTATGAGTCGTCCGAAGGACGGATTTTCATGGACCCGAGCAACGGCAGATTCGCCGACCTGTCGGCTGTTCGCCTGCTGCGTTGTGGCGTCGATACCGTGCGGCAGCTGTACAACGGCATGATCCGCCCGGAGGTCATGGCGCTGTTCGATGAGCCCGAGGATCTCGTCAACTTCGCCGGCTACAAGTGGGCCAAGGGCCGCATCGGTCGCGACTCGGGCTACCAGTACCGCCTGCAGAACGCCGACATGGGCCTGATCCTGCTGATCAAGAACCATAACGTGAAGCTGGAAAACATCGGCCCGCACCTCAAGATCGAAGTTTCTCCACACGCCCTGGATGATGCCGATCCGAAGATCCTGCAGGGCGTAATGGATGACCTGGCCGCCGGAGTGCTCTCAGCCTTCGAAGTGAACCAGTGCGCCGTCCATATCGCCCTAGACGTCCAGGGTTGGACCCCGCCTGCAGACTTCGTGGACCGCATGCACTGCCGCTCCCGCCGTGTGCGCCAGATCAGCGGCATTGACCGCATCGAGTACGACGGCAACGCCTCGGTTTACGGGCGTGGCGAGACCTTCATGTTCGGCTCGGCTAACGGCCTGCAGATGTGCCTGTACAACAAGACGCTGCAGGCGAGAGCGACCGACAAACTCGACTACTGGGAGTCCGTGTGGGCATCCCTGAACGGCGATCCGTTCGGCGATGGTGAGCCCGCCTTCAACCCGCTGGAAACCGTGTGGCGTATCGAGTTCCGCTATCACCACTCCATCATCCAGCAGTTCTCCGAAGGTTCCACGATGACCTCTGGCGAGGTGATCGGCTGCCGCACCTATGAGGGCCTTTGCCCGCACCTGCAGGGCCTCTGGCAGTACGCCTGCGACAACTACAAGCTGATTTCCCGGGAAGGGATCTTCGACGCCTTCTGGTCGCTGATCAGCCTCGACACCCAGGTGCAGGTGGAAGCCGATCCGCTCATCGAACGCACCGAGTACCGCCGCTACTACAAGACCGCTCAGGGCTTCTCCGGCAAGAACTGCGAGATGTTCCTGGGACAGTTCGCCAGCCTGATCGCACGGGAGCGCATCCCGCCAAAAAAAGCGCTTGAGGTCGGGAGAACGCTTCCCTTCTGGCACGTGATCGAAGACCACTACACCGCCAAGGGCTACAGCACTCGCGACCTCGAAAAGCACGTCATCGGACTGATCAACGATCGATACATCAGGCGGGGCTACGCGATATGACCGCGCGCAAGGATGGGAAAACGTGGACGGCTGACTTCTACGAGAACGGTCGTTCCGGTCGCAGGATCCGCAAGAAAGGCTTCGCTACCAAGTCTGCAGCCATTCGCTACGAGCAGGACTTCTTCACCGTCCTGGGCGAGACTGGCCGCCCGCTGGATGATCGCCTCTCGGATCTGGTGAAGGTCTGGTACGACCTCCACGGCTGCACCCTGAAGGACGGCAAACAGCGTTTGGCACGCTGCCAAGCATTGGCCGAACGCCTCGGAGATCCGCAGGCCTTCGAGTTCGATTCGCTTGCCTGGGCACGCTATCGCCAACGTCGACTGACCGAGGTGAAACCGGAGACGGTAAACCACGAACAGCGCTACCTGTCGGCGATCTTCTCCGAGCTGATCCGCCTCGGTTCGTGGCACAAGGCAAACCCGCTGGCCAACGTCCGGCAGATCAAAACCGATCAGGTCGAACTGACCTTCCTCACCCTGGATCAGGTCGGCCAGCTCCTCGAGGAGTGCAAGGCCAGCACGAACAACCACACGTACCCGGTCGCTCTCCTATGCCTCGCTACAGGTGCCCGCTGGGAAGAGGCCGAGAGCATCGCCCGTGGGGCCGTGCATGGGGGAAAGGTCCACTACCACCGGACCAAAAACCGTCAGAGCCGCTCAGTGCCGATCCCGGCCGAGCTGGAGCAACTGATGTTCAAGGTGGGCATGCCGGGAACCGGCCGCCTGTTCATGTCATGCCGCGCCGCCTTCCATTGCGCCTATGAGCGCTGTGGATTCCAGACGCCGGGCCAACTGACCCACATTCTCCGCCACACCTTCGCCAGCCATTACATGATGGGAGGAGGGGACATCCTCACGCTGCAGCGGATCCTGGGGCACTCGTCGATCACGATGACGATGCGGTATGCGCATTTGTCGCCGGAGCATTTGGAGTCGGCCCTGCGCTTATCTCCAATTGCTCAGATGAATTCTTTCGGCAATTAA